TTGTTCAAATCTTTTGTCATAGTATTTTGCAACATGAGGATTTAATTTTCTATTTAATAATTGTGATGCACATGACTTCGCAGTATTTTCATTAGCAGCATTAAAACCTGCTTTTAAATAAGCTTCGTGTTGAGTTATTGATCCATGCTCTGACACCATGATCTCCACAAACATTCTTTGCTTTGGAGTTAGTTCGAGCTCAGTCTTAAGTGAGTTCTTTTTCATTAATTTAATTTCTTTTTATATTTTGCAGCTGAGTTTAATTGTTTAATCATATTTCTCATGGCAGGAGCCATAGATTTTTGACTGCTTGCTCTTATTTTAGCTTTATCTCTTTTGTCTTTTAAATGAATTTTAATACCTTGTCTCATATCTTCTTTGGCTTGAAGTCTATGACTTTCTCTTACCAACTTAGGAATATCTTTTTTCTTATAATCCTTGTAGCCAGCTCTACGATGGTGTTTCAAATCTTTTGCTATCAAATCTCTTTCTAAGTTAATAGTTTTCTTACCTAATTTTTTAATAGCAGTTTTAATACCTGCAGTAAGTAAACCACCCAACATCATTTTTTTAATCATATAAATAATCCTTTCCTAGCTTTTATAATTCCACCAATTTTGTTTTTCTTTGGTTTTAAATATTTTGGATCCATTAATATATTTCTTGTTTGAGCTCTTTTTTTAACAACACCTTCAAATGCTTTACCAAATGAATCTCTAGCTTCTTTAGGAAACTTTCTCATCTCTAAAACTTTTTTTGAAACATCTCTCACATTTTTTGCTGTCTCTAATCTTTCTTGAGCTGTGTTTAATGTAGTAAGTTCTTTAGAGCTAGTGGCAGATTGTTTTTTTCTATAACCTCTAATATCTTTTCTACCTTTACCAACTTGTTTAATTATTTTTTTAAACAAAGGCTTACCAACCATTAAAGTTAATTTTATCATTATATAAACAATCCTTTTCTTGCTTTTATAACACCACCAAGTTTTTTTCTACCTAATTTTTCTGACATAAATTTTCTAACCGATTGTGATATAGCTTCTTGATTAGCTTTACGCTGCTGCTTAGTCATCATAGGTATTTGCATAGATTTACCTTTTTTATCAGATGCATAGGCTTTACCAAATATTTGAGGCCTTGGACCACCTTTTGGTATACTTTTAGTTTTTGGAGCTTTTAGATAAGTTTCCTTATCCATAAATTTAGTTGATTTAATTTTTCTTTTAATATCAGACTTAACTAGATCATAAGGCACAACACCTCTTAAATGTCTAGGTAATCTCTTTTGTTGTCTAACCTCAGCTTTGTATTTTCTGAAGCCTTTTCTGAAGGCAGCTTTGGCAGTATCGAATATCAACTTTTTAATCATAATTTCTATTATATAGATTTTTCAAAGTAATTGTAAGTTCCCAAAAAACTTTCGATAGCGTTCCCGCAAGACTAGGTATAGTGGTGTATCCAAGATACACCATAGATACACCATAGATACACCATAAAAAGTGTCTTAAAGTATTGATATATATACATTATTCTTCTTCGGATACACCAGATACACCTCTTTTACCCCCTGAGCACTTTTTTATTTTAATTAGTCTGAAATATCTATATAGTAAAAATGTTTTATAAACATTGGCTGCTGGAAACCCTAATCTGGTTCGGTTTCCGGTGGCCGTTATTCCTTCTCCATTATCACGTATTACTTTAGAACGATTCTAAACTACATTTTATTGGACACACATCACCGATTATGGTACCTTTAATTATGGCTACAAAAAGTCATGTTATACCTTTTAAATTTCTGGGGTTATTTTTTATTGCTCTCTTAATAACCCCAGGGGTTAAATTTATTTTTCCACCATGACTACGCTAACTTTGTAATTTTTTTCTTAATTTCTCTTCTCTCTTCCTTACTACTCGCTTCTCGATACAATCTATACAGTTCTCTATAATTCAACCAAGATTGCTGTAGCTGTGTAAATTTTATTTTTTTAGATTTAATTAATTTTAAAACTTCACCACGGATCATTTCAGGATCCATATCAGCAGCCCAACACACATCTTGAAAATCTTTAGAATTACTCATGAACCACCTATAAGCATCTTCTTTCCAATAAGTTTCTTTTTTAAATTCTGATGGACTCATCACATCTTCCAACGCCTGGACAAGAATTGCCTGGAACAAGCGTTGTTCTGACAGCTCCTTGGGTTTAGTTAGCTCCATCGCTAACTTAATTCCCAAATTTTTTAATAAGTTGGGTGAGCAGTTTAGCAAATTTATTTACCTCACGTTTAGGATATTTAGGTCTACCCCTGCTGGTCTCACTATGCTTTGCTATCTGATACTGATCATGAATTAGATCTATGAAATCATTACGACTCTCAGGATCCATGTTCCCTGCGTATTCAATCGTCTCTTGGGTGAGTTGTTTAGATGTCTTTTTAAAATCCATTCGCATAGCCACGATGCGGGAAAAGATATGGATTGGGAAAATACACCATGGCTATACATTCTTGACAACAAGTCTAAGGCCTTTAGCAGAAGCTGCAGCCTTTCTACCTGTCGCCCATCTCTTCTCAATTTTCTCAAGAAAAGAAAGACTGAAATTTCCTAAACCAAAGTCATTTCCACAATACAATTGAAACATTAAACTCGTTACTTCATCATAAGTTTTCTTATTAGGACACACCATCACTAGTTTGTCCAAAGCATTGTTTAATATTTCTTCACTACTTTTTTTAGCAGCTTTACCCACAAAATATCCTTTTGTTAAAAGTTAATTTTTGTGTTCGTTGTTCTGTGAAAATAAAGTGTTTTGAAAGCCCCACTTATTTCATTTAGGCTTAGGAATACGTTGATTCGATTAATAGATTAAATTGATCTTTATTGCAACCATAAAAAAAGGGCAGCGTTAGTCTCCCATACACTGCCCTCGGAAAGGTAAACCTTCAGTTCCTTTTCTATTTACTACTGAGCAAGCGCTTACCCTCAGCAAGTAAATTCTGTTTCATTGAATCATAAGATTTGCCCTCTTTTTTGGCAATTTTTCTTATTTCATCATCAACCAATTTAGCAATCATGCTACCTGGTCGTCTAAAACCATTCTTACCCATGGCTCTAATGATGCAGTATGACTCAATATCAACTGCACAGGATTTCCATTTATTGATGTCCATAGTTTATCTCCTAACTTTCTAGATACTCTTTGCTTTTATGAAATTCAACTAAATTTATTTTATTTTTAGCTGTTAATCCTGCGTTGTATATTCTCTCGATTATAGCAACATAGTCGGCAGTATTGGTCCCAGTTAAAAACCAAGAAGACTTAGACTTACATGCAGTTTTAAATCTCTTGTAATCAAACCTAGGATGTTTATCTGCTATAATGTATGAACACACCATTGAACGTTTGAATCTTTTATTTTTTGGAGACTCCATTCCATAAAAATATTTTTTCAAACCCATCAATTGAGATCCAATACGATCAGCATGCTCAATACCTCCTGCAGGAATTACAAACTGTCCTGTTTTAAAGTCATGACTAATTCTTGACCACAGTGACGTTTGTTTTAATAAAAGCACCACCATCTCTGCAACACTAATTCCATACTGTTGCATTTTGTTTCTACAAATTTGATAGTCTCTTTTATTTCTGGCACAGTGTTGATTTAAATAATCATCCATGGACCAGTTCTTACGACCTGTATTCAGTCTTGCCACATCCAATGGATCATCAGAATCCATAATGATGTAGGGCACCTTAAGGTCTAGTTGTTTTCTGGCCTCAAGTGTGTGTTGGCCATCAACAACTTCCATGTTTTTATTTACACGAATTGGATCGTATAAATCTTTTTCTGCAATCAACTTTTTAAGCTGCTGCACGTGTGTTTCATCTACAGGTCTATTACCTCTAGTTTTTTTGAACTTCGAATAATCCGTAGTTTCAAAAAATTTATTTTTAATTGCGTTATTCATCTTTTCCTCCTTTGGTTAGAACAACATTG